TGTGTCCACGTTACAGTTACATCTCCTGCGGCTAAATCATTCTGGTCGGTGCTATTTTTATGAACACTGAATGCTGGTTGTTTCGGCGCAGTAACACTGCCGTCACTTAAAACAGAAAATAAAGCAGTGTTATCTTTATCGGCAGCTCTAAGAGCATATTGACTAGAAGTACTACCACCTGCTGAGTATAAACCAAAACCACTTGAATTAGCATTTCTAAGATCTGCTATATTAGTTGTTGAGTTATTTCTTACATCAAATGCTACACCTGATGCTGGTGATTTAGCAATGCCAACTGCATCATTAAATACACCTGTAGTAGCAGCAAGTGCTGAACTAGCTGGGTGTACAACTGAGCCTATGGTTACACCTAAATAGTTAACGAAGATGTTTGCTGTACCTGTAGAGGGTGCTGCACTAAATGTAAGTGTAGTACCATTAGATACTGCGTAAGCTGCAGTGTCTTGGATAACGCCATCTACAGATACCAATAAGTCTTGGTCTGTGCCTACTGGTCTACTTAATGTAAAGGCAGTTGTACTACCATCGCCATTAAACTGTTGTACAGTAGGTATGCTAGTAAATCTATCTGCTGGTGCGTTACCAATGTATGCCATTAGGTGATCTCCATTATACTCAATGTTCCGCTTAGTTTGTCTGCTACAGAACAATCAATCGTAATCTGGTCTGTAGTCTCCAGTACAACTTTGTTACCTGCCATAAGCTCTAATGAACTACTAGAAGGTATGGGTGCATCTTTAACTACAATGCTTGTACCGTTAGCGGTGTTATTAGTTATTGCTCTGTTTGCTGTATCACTAACTAGTCTAACTGTAGCTGTTACTTGAGATGTATGTATATTAGATAATATCAATCCCAAAACAACTGTAGTTGTACCAGAAGCTGCTGTATACATTACATACGGTGTACCTGCACTTGCTGGTTCCGCTGCAAAGTTTACAACCTTAAAAGTATTTGCCATAGTTTATTCCTTTTCTTATCCTAGTGCAATAGCTAATGCTGTTGCGTCATCTGCTGCCGATGTAGTGGTGGCTATAGTTCCAGCTACACTAGGCAAGGTTAATGTTATATCAGCCGTTGATGCTGGGCCAATTAATGTTACTTTATTATTTCCGTTATCTGAGTCCTCAAAGAACTCTACAAACCCTGCTGATGTAGCACCATTCTTAACTGACATACTTGCATTAAATATATCTTTAGCTGTTGATGTTGATACACCTACCTGTGCAGTAGTACCACTTATTTCTACATTACCATTAATATCAACCGTAGTAGCAGCTATCTGTATTTCTGTATCTGCAACAATATCAAGTTGACCATCAGTGCTTGAATTAACGTATATAGCAGCATCACGAAATTGTACCTTTTTATCTGTTCCCATCGTTGAGTCAGCATTACTTGCAAACCCCCCGTTGAACACAGTAGCTGCTGTAGTAGTCAACACGCCTGTGATTAAGGCAGTAGTCGCCATGTTTACTGCACCGTCAATGTCTACCACATCAAGGTTAGTTGTACCTGCAACATCAATCGCTCCACTAATATCTAGTGTAGCTGCGTCTAGTTCTCCAGTAATTGTAAGATTACGTAACCCTGTGTAGTCTTTGTTAGCGTCTAATACAACTGCTTTAGATGCAATCGCTGTACCTATTGCAGTACTACCTAAGTCTAGTGCGTTGATCTCACCTACAACAACGGTAGCACCATCTAATATGTTTAACTCTTCTGGTGTAGAAGTAACAGCAGTATTACTTGCTGCAGCTAGAACGGGTAGTGTACCTGATTGATTAGGTAAGTTAATTGTTCTGTCTGCTGTAGGATCTACAACTGTAAGTGTAGTCTCGTGAGCATCAGCAGTAGCACCCTCAAATACTACAGCGTTAGCTGCTTCCATAGTAACTGTGTCAACCTGTGTAGTTGTACCTGTTACAGTTAAGTCACCTGATATAGTAACGTTATCTGTAAAGACTACGTCATCTGTTCCTGTAGGAACTCGCATAACAATAGCGTCAGCATCATTTTTAATTGTTACATCATTTGTTGAACCTTGACCTGTAATAATCAAACCGTCAACAGAAGTGTAACCTATAGCTGCGTTATCACCTGCTGCTGTGTCACCGTCTGGCTCAAATGTAGCTGCTGTTGCAACACCTGTAACATCAGCAGAAGCTAAAACAGAGTTACCTGCAACAGTAAGAGTGCTTGCCATATCTACTGCACCGTCAATGTCTACTACATCTAAGTTAGTTGTACCATCAACATCAAGATCACCGTTAAAGTCTACATTACCTGCAACAGCAAGTGTTGTAGCCATATCAACTGCACCGTCAATGTCAACTATGTCTAAGTTAGTAGTACCGTCTACATCTATGTCACCAGATATATCTAGTGCTGTACCTATCAGTGTTTGTGTCAGTGTTACCTGACCATTAGAAGCAATAGTTATAGCGTCTACGTCTGATGCAGAGCCAATAGTCTTGCCGTCACCTATTATTATGTCATCAGCAAATGTAGCAATACCAGTTACACCTAGTGTGCCGCTGACATCCATAGTACCGTTAACGTCAATAGCTGTAGCGTTAAGCTCAATCTCATCTGTAGCTGTAATGTCTAAGACTGTAGCACTAGGAGCATTAATAAACTGTGACGCATCGTTAAACTGCAGTGCCATTGTACTGTTAAGTAACAAGCCTGTGTCGTGTACGTGTGTCAGTGTAACGTCTGTGTTTGCACCGAAGCCTAATACTGCAGCGTCAGATATAAGTGTAAGATCATCACCTACTGTAGCATCAGCAGACATAGTAACATTGCCTGTTACTGCTAGTGTACTAGACATATCTACAGCACCATTCATATCTAGTGTGCCGTTTATTTCAATCTCTGTAGCTGTAAGGTCTATCTCATCTGTAGCACCTAGTGATAATACAGTAGCACTTGAGCCGTGTATAAACTGTGATGCATCATTAAATTCTATTTTTCTAGTGCTGTTTACACGTACACCTGTATCTGGGATGTGTGTAAGTGTTACGTCTTGGTCAGCACCTAAGTAGATAACTCCTGAGTCAGCTAAGTAAAGATCACCGAACTCTAGACTGGCTGTACCTAGTGTAGCACCGTCAGCTATGGTAGGAACAAATGCTGTAGAGGCTGCTATAGTAGTACCCGTTGTAGTTCCAGTCACATCTAGTGTACCAGCTACTGTAGCATTAACGTCAACATCAAGCGTATCAATGTGCGCTGTGCCATCTATAAAGATGTTACGCCACTCTTGACTGGCACTACCTAAGTCATACGTGTCATCGTCATCAGGTATAATGTTTGAGTCTACATCTGCACCAAACACAACATTGTCTGACGCACTGTCACCTAGTGTAAGTGTGCCACCATTAAATGTAGTAGTACCTGTAACCGTTGCATTACCTGCTACTGTTAAGTTACCACCTACTGCTAAGTTACCTGATATATCAGCAGCACCATTTATGTCTATAGTAGTAGCTGCTATCTGTATCTCTGTGTCAGCTACAAGATCTAGTTGCCCGTCTGCTGAAGAGTTAATGTAGATTGCGGTATCACGGAACTGTATTTTTTCTGTAGTGTCAATTAATATATCATCGGAGAATCTAAAGTAGTCTTCATCTTCCATCCATATTAATACACCGTCATTTGATTCACCATCAAATGTTACTGTTATGTCTGTGCCTGCTGTAGCGTCACCTATAGTAATAGAAGTACCAAGTAGCTTAGTTATTGGGCCACCTTCTCCTGTAGTATTATCGTGATTGTGGCCTGTAGACGCAGCAAATGCAGCAACGAGTTGATCAAACTCATCGTTACTGTCTGCTGCTTGTACTACATCTCCATCAGTATACGAAGACTGTCTTGTATAAGTTGCTCCCATTTACCTTCTAGCTCCTAAGTCAAATTCTAATTGAAAACCTTTTAGTGAATATGGTGCAGTTATTCCACCATCATTAACTCTTAATGCTACCGCAAATCCTGATCCCTCTACTGGCTGTCTTACAAGTGGTTGAGATGCACCACCATAAGTTGGCCCACCATAAAGGGATGAGCCATATACACCAGCGATGTCGGTTGAATCTAACGGGTATGCTGCTGGCCTAGCTGACACAGCACTTTCGTAATCATATCGCACAAACAAGTCTGCGTCAATAGCAGATTCAGGTTTAAAGTTAACTATAACCCTTTTCATATGTTTTCTTATTCCGGGATCATCCATAGTTAAATCAGAACTACGATACTTTGCGTCTATTGCTACCCCGTCAAAATCGTTGCCTTCTTCTTGCCTATATATGTGACCATCAAACCCACCGTGTAAAATCAAGATGTTACCCTGCTCAATAAATGAGTCAGTACATGCAGGTTTAATTCCTTTTAGCTTAGAAAACTCATATGCTGGTTTTCCACTTTGTTGTGGTTTAAGTACACAGATAATACCTTCTGTTCTACTTTCTAGTCCTGCAGTCTTAGTAAAAAATAATCTGTACTGTGTTTTTTCTGGTATAACAACAGACTCAAATACAGCAGAGTCTAAAATGTTGTCATCAAATATAGACTGAACATTACTACTAATTGTACCAATGTTAACATCGCCAATGTTCTGTGTACCAGCAACTGTTCGTAAACCATCAGGCCCTAAGAATATTAGATCACCTGCAAATTCTTGTATAGTCTTACCATTTATGCAACCAATGTCTCTTGTAACAGGAGTAACTGCAAAGTTAGCAGATGAGCTACCTGTTAATTTAAATATTCTATTCTGACAGAATATAAATAATGCATCACGAAAAACTTTTAATCCTACAATAGTATCATCTACTTTAACACTACCTGCACCCGAACCTGAAGTAAAGTTATCTTCATCAAAAGGTACACTAAACACTAACTCTTGAGGTGTACTTGACATACCTGAGTAAAACATATGTTCTCTGTATGAAGCTACAATACTTGCACCTGCTACAGCACTAGTACTTACATCTGTTGTAGCTAAAGAAGTGTTTAAAACTACAGGTGCGTTTGTTCCATCAACAAGTATTATCTTGTCATTACCATCGTAGTTAATTCTTTCAAAAGAATATTTTCCTGCGTTAGTTCTGCCTGTATCCCTTACTGTCCATGTCTCAGATACTACTGTTCTATTTGTATCCCCTGTAGCTGCGTGAGCAGCAGCAGACGTACTATTAGTAGAACGAGTAACACCAGTAAATGTTGTAGTTGTTTTACCTGTATAAGTAAACTCTTCTGAGTCAATTACAAAACTACCGCTAGAATTAAAACCTGTTGTGTTTTTAACTGTAACCACACCTGAACCAGACATAGTTTCACTAGAAGTTATTTTATCTATAGAACCTCTACCTAAATCGGTAGAAGCAGAACTAAAAATCTTTTCACCTCTAGCTGCAATTATTTTGTTGTCAAAAAAAGTAGTTAATAATACAGCCTCTTCAGAACTACTTGTTTGAGGAACAATAGATCTAATGTGTCTTTTAAAACCGTCAATACGTCTGTAGCCACCCTCTACATCAGGCTCAAAGTTTTCTAATTGTAACGCTTCTCCTGCTCTCATTATAAATGTAGAACGATTAGAGATTAATCCACCTTCACACACGAACGGAAAGTGTTGCGTCTGGGCTAGATCTGGCATTAAATAATCCTAGTTGATGTTCGTGACCCTATGTAATTTGTAGAGCGTGGTATAAACGTTGATCTTAAATAATCGTATCGGTTGACTAGTAA